CGATTACCCGGCTCCTATCGCACAATCTCCCGGTAGTGGGCGCCCTGGTGCATCGTCGTTACCCACCCTTTGATAGTCTGATGCTTAAGGCCGTCGAAATAGACGAAAGGCGGAATGGGTATGTCAGTATCGATGAGTGGGAGGCGGGGTCTTTGGTGGAGGTTGACGCGACGGGCGGCGGGTGCCTCATGTTCAAAATGGAGGTCTTTAAAAAACTTCCCCGGCCCTGGTTCAAGGTGCAGAAAAACCCGGACGGCTCGTTAATCGGTGAGGACATAGGCATCTGCATGGAACTGAAAAAGGCGGGCTATCGGATCTTTGTCGATACCTCGGTCCCGGCTGGCCATTTGTCAACCATGATCGTAAATACGGCAACAAACCGCCTTTACAGGGCGATGAAGAGCAAACAAGCGGCAAAGGCTGCCCTCGTGGGCGGAGAATAATAAAGTAAGCATTTAGGAGGTACATATCATGGGAACCACAAGAGCAGCAGTACAGAGCGGCAGCTTCCATAAAGTCACCCTGGGGGCAACTTCAAAGGTTTTGGGGGCCGGTACTTTCAGCATTTCCGGGGGAACTCGGAAAACCGTCGATGTGTCTGAATTCGGAGACGATGTTGACAAATTTGAGTTTGCAACGGCGGACGGCGGCACGATCAGCATTTCCGGTGTCAATTATGACCCCGTTGACCCCGAGCAGATCACGCTTCGGAACTGTATGGAAACAAAGGTAAAGCTCATCAATTCCACGACTTCCGGGCCTCGTTTCTGGATCAACAGCACCAGCTATTACACCATCGGCACCAGTGGTGAAATCCTGATTACTCAGGCCGGGGAAATCGCAGCGGACCGGAACAACGTCGCCAAGACGAAGTTTGAGGGCAAAGTCTCCGGGGCCTTCATGTACCTGATTTAAGCAGTACCGGCCCACGTGCCAGAAAGAAAATAGGTGATTTATGATTGTTGATCTTGAAGACAGGGAAGAGGCAGGGACGTTCGATCTTAAAGGCGGAGGAAAGGTGACGCTCAGGCTTAGGAGCGCTCAGGATGAAAAAGAAATCCGCGCGGCGTGCGTAAAGCAGGTGGTTGAATATCCGCTTCTTGACGGAAAATATCAGCGATTCGAGTCAGAGAAAACCGATATGGACCTATATATCGAAATGAGTTGGGACAAGAATATCGCAGGGTGGGAAGGCGTCGTTGATGGCAATAAAGAGCCGGTCCCGGTTACGAAGGAAAACAAGATCCGCTTGATGCGACTGGCCCCGGCCTTCCGTAATGCTGTGGAAGCGGGGCTAAAGGCTTTGGCGGATGCGTCAAAGGCCAAGGCGGAGCAAGCGGAAAAAAACTGATTTCGTGGGTGGAGTTTTCGGATTTCCAGGCTTCATCCACGTTTGAACTGGACGGGAAAATCCTGACGGCATGCGAAAAGTGCCATATGGACCACGCCGGGAACGATCCGCTCACGGAGCC